CCTCTGGCTGTCTTAGAACAGACACCATTGGACTTCACTACCGCGTCCCGGTGAACTAATGTTCACTTGCTATCGAGCCTTATCAGCTCTTTTAGCTTGCGGTAGGAGTTTGAATAATTGTTGTGCTTCACGGGCGAAAGCTTTGGTTGCACATGATGATTTCAGACGAGAAATCCTCTCGAAAGCACGTGACCGATCAAAGATCTTTGGATCCAAGATACGGACGTTCGCTTTTCGTAAGGCCTCAGCCCATTTATCCAGATGTAAAGTATCTTCTGGATCTGGGGCCGGATGGAGGTCGACATGTTTGATTCGATAAGCTTGATCTAACATACACCACGAAAGTGGTTCTGGTAGATTTTCGCGTAAGTAATCGTTCATGTCGTACAGAATGTCATCTACTTGCCACTCTTCCAATTCGTAGTATTTTTCGAGTTGGTCGATGGTCTTAAAGTAGGCAGACTGTAGTTCACTAGTTAACTCCACCAGATACCGGTTGGTTACTTCATGTAATACCAACTTAGTATCAGTGTTACACCCAACGTTCAGTTTCCAGAAATCACAAACTTCTAAAAATAGTGAGTGAGGACGGGTTGCTGTCGAAAGGATGTAGAAGGTTTTCATATACTTTGAAGCTACTTTGGATAATCTCCTTGGCAGTCCATTAGTATATAGAATTCTTTCAGTTAACCGGGGCTCTACCAGCGACAAGAGCGTTCCAAAATTTCTTTTGGAAGCAGTCTCAATTACACTGTATAGATCTTGCCAACTCTTTCGAGCTGCCGAATGTATACCGTGCAATGGGAATGCTGTTACTTCAGTCCCTCGGAAGAACAATCTCTTTGCGAACTCGAAGGTATCTTGCGATACTAACGACTTCTCTGGAGAGAGTCCAACTCCTAAGGATTTAAGTATCTCCTGATACTGGACCGCAACTTTATTGTTGCGGATCACTATATCATCTCCAAGGATGCGGTAATCTTTGAATCGACGTAAGCCGACTCTCAGAGCTGCTACCTGGACGATACAGTGATGGACGATAGCGAGGAGAGGCCAAGAAGAGTATAGACCCATAGGCTGACCTGTACCATAATTTCTTATGATGCCGTCAGGACCGTGGAATCCGTAATCAACTAGGGCACTCTCCCAGTGTATTGCATATTCCTCATCAACCAAGTTCTTCAGAACTTCTACATAGAGAAATCTAGGTAGTCGGTCTGTTGCACTGGTTAGGTCGAAACTGTAATACATCTGATCATCCTGTCCAAATGGGCGAATGTCCTGCCCGAAAGTTAGATCTTTATCTCCTAGAGTACGTAGTGAACCTAACAGTTCATTGTGTAACTCTTTTAAAGAGGTTTGGGTCCAATAATCGGCCATGGCAATGACTCTAGTTTTGGCCTCAGTATCTTCAACCAGCCCGTGTGATCTTAGCCTGCCAACTTTAGCAGGTTTTGGATCTCGGAACTGTTTGAAGGTTTCTGGTTTCAATTTTAGAGCAGTCATGTAATCATGTAAAGCATCTCCTCCCACTATCCTGATCGAATTGATAAGCGATTCAGGTAAGTGTTCGAGATCATGTTTTGCAGAAAGCATTGCTGGTCCACTTGGCGAGCCTTTACTAGTGAAGTGAGGGACTTTCCATTTTGGTCGGCCAATTGGCTTCAGACCTAGTTCTGTTATAGCCCTAGCGCACTTACTGGAAAATTCGTGATGAATTTCCTTAAGGTAGGTGGCAGGGTCTGTAATAGGGCTAAAGTCCGGATCCTTTTGACCTTCCAGAAACCTAGAGACTTGTAATAATGTCAATAGGAAACGGATTGTCTTTATGTCTCCTTCCCTCAACCTTTGACGAATTTCCAACGGAAATACTGTTGGTATTCCATCTTTGGTTGTTGAGAGGTGGCGTATTGCCACTTTGTATTTCCCTAGATACGCATAAATACAAACTCGTAGATCTTTGATCCACTTGATTGTATCTATCGTACCTCGTGTCTTACATCGTTGCTGCACTTTGCTCGTGAAAGCTTCACACACCAAGTTAGAATTAATTTCGTCATACTGAATGACATATTTATTTATAAGTAAGAAATTATTTGTAAATTTATTAAGTTGTTTAGTTTGATTGAAATATTGTTTCATGGTTGTGATTTTGAGGCTCTTGTCCCCACCAGTCGCTCGTTCCAAATAAAATATTTGGGCGCTCAGCCTCCCTGGTCAGTCGGTAGGATGTAATACTATCCTTACCTTCTGCGCGCTTCCTGTCAAGCTATTGCTCTCCCG